AAAACTCAGGGGTTAGGACGCTGTCTTCATCAAAAATCGGCTCTTGTTTGAGCATAATCTGATCCATGAGCAGTGTCACAGCATTACGCTTAAAACCCAGTTCAAAATGTTGCCCTGTTTTAACGATGGCATCAGCAAGCCGAATAGCAAAATCAAATTCTTGCGTATCCATTGCCCATACCAAGCCGTAAAACAGAATCAAATTATTGTAGTTATCGCCATTGGCTAAGTAACCGTCTAAATGCTCACGGTATTTATTCAGCAAATTGCGCTGGGTTTCTTTTTTATGCGCTTTGTCGGCGGTGTTTTTTAACTCATGCCAATCTGCCGAACATAAATCCCGCAATACCTCAAAGCGCGTTAACTCGATACCGACAGGCTGTTGCTGAATTTGCAGTTCAGCTTCTGCCTGTGGTTCTCGAATGCGTGCGCCGCCTTTTATGGGAAAGGAAGCATGGTGACGATCAATCGCGCTCATTAGGTTAATGACCACTCAGCCCAGCCAGTAGGATTAACCCAATCGCCGTTGCTGTTTTTTACGCGTAGTGCGTCTGGATGTACCATCGCAAAGGCTTCAGGAACAGGAATAACGTAGTCACGGTTCAAGACCATTAAATCTTGCGTAGCTTTGGTATCTGCCCATTCGCGAATTTCACGATAAACACCGTTGGTTTGGTAGATGTACTGAATGTTCATCGGGTTAGTGACTAATAACCCAGTTGTTGGGAATTCGTCTGGAGTAACAACCTGCATGTTAGCGAGTTGATTCATACCTAATAATGATTCAATCGCCGCGTTTTGCATTGGGGTATCAGCATTGGCTAATAAGCGTTGACGCTCACTTGACCGTAGCGAATCACCACAGATTGCTTTAATACCTGTGTCGCCACGATAGACCAATTCAATGAAGGTATCTTTTAAATACTGCACCAATTGCGCAATGTTAATAAAGTCGCCACCCTCGCCGATATTGATCGGTGATACTTTGTATTTCACACCATCTTTATCGAGAATAGTCCCTGCACCATCGGCAACAATGCCGAACACGTTTTGCGGGTAATTCAGAATCATGTATTGCAACCAACCCGTTTGGACATCTTCGCCCATTAAATTGGTAGAAATATCCGAGTTGCCAACAGCGTATTTTTGTCCCCAAAAACCTGTGCGTAATGTGCCACGAGCGCGAGCGCGTAAAACCCACGCACGCCAAATGTTATAAAACGCGGTTTTTTGTCTACCCCATGCGACTTGCGTAGACCAAGGCACCTGGACATCTTGTTCGATTTCGCGACATAAAAATTGTCTGTCGGTTAATGCACCAACAGAAATAGGACGACGACCGCCTGTTTTTGATGATTGGTCAATACCTTTGCCATCAACCATGCTGATAATCTGATCATGGTTTGAGTCAGTAGCGAAAAAATCAATTTCATTCAAAAAGGCGAATTCTTGCCGCTTTTTTTCTTCAAATTGCTGTACCGCAGTTGGATCAACAGCAAACTGCACACCCAAACGGACATCATTGCCATAATTTGTGCGGAAACCCGCCATTAGCTCTTTTTTGAGCTGAACTAAATCTTTACTCATTAGTATTTCTCCCCATCTTCACCAGCAGCACCCACGCTCAGGTCAATATTGACCATATCGCTAGTATCCATTGCGGTTTGCAACTGTTCTTTAAAGGTCGTCAACTCTGCTTTGATTTCATCAATGACGGCGGTCTTGGCTTGCAATTCAACGATTTGTGCTTTCAATTCGGCAATTAACGTTGCGTCATCGGCAGGTGCTGGTTCGGGCGGTTTCATCATGTCGGCGACATGCTGCAACAACACTTTGTTGTTATCAGCCATTAACGCCTGTAGGTCTTCTTTGGTCATTTCTAAGTCATCCATTGTGGTATTGGGTTCAACAACTGACATTTGTGGTGCGTAGTCTTTGCCAATAAAGTTTAAAAACTTGGTGAAAAGGGTTTGTTGCTCTTTTGTACCTGTGGCTTTTTCAAGTTCAAGTCGTAAATTGGTAGGAATATTTTTGTAATGCTCAAGCGCATATTTAGCGGCATTGGTCGTGATAGCATCTTCTTCGCCATCATCATCGGGGGCTATTTGAGGTATTGCATCTGGACTATTAATATCAATCGTGTCGATGATTTCATCAATCAGCCCTGCATCAAGTGCAGGTTTCGCGTTGTACCAAGTCTCTGCCTTTAATAACGCTAATACTTCGGCTTCGGTTTTGTTCATGCGCGTCATGTATTCTGGCATCACAGATTTTTCATGTATTGCCAGAATGTCTGCCATTTTCAGCATATCGTCTGCATCACCCCATGTCATACCTTGCGCACGGTGAATCATGATGATGGCGTTTTGTGATGCTTGAACTTTATCACCTGCTAACATAATCACGCTTGCCATTGAGCAGGCATAACCGATAACTTTGGTAGTGACAAACGCATCGTGCATTTTCAGCACGTTAAAAATTGGTAGCCCGTCTTCAAAACAACCACCCAGCGAACTGATATAAACATCAATGGTAATTAGGTTGGGCATTTGTCTAATGCGGAATAAGAAATCTTCAATCGAATTTCCCCAATCGCCGACATAACCGATTAGGAAAAGGTCTAAATGTTGTCCGCTTGAACTGACATCCATGCGAATCGTTGGGGATAATGTTTTAAGATTTTTATTTTTCATGTGACTATAGTGTTCTTCTCGCAAATCAATCGCAACGTGTTGATTTCCTAGAAAAAACGTTCTATGAAAAGCGTTAATATCACTTGCTACTGCCCTTGCGTAAACTTGCAACATGGCAGCTAAATACCCAGATGAAATTAAACTACGCGCAGAAACGCTTTATTACCAAGGCGTGTCTATCCCAGATATTTGCAAAGAATTAGCCTTAAATAATGTCCGCAATGTACAGAAGTGGGCAGAACGCGAGGGATGGAATAAATGGGCGACACCTGAGCAGGTTATCGCCACAACATCACGTCGTTTGGTTTATTTGACCGACAAAATGGATAAAACAGGGGCTGATTTTCAAGAAATTGAGTTTTTGCACACACAATTGCTCAAGCACATGGATTTAAAAGCCAAACATACAGATAAAGCAGAACGCTCAGCGAATAGCAAAGAAGCCAAAGAAAAAGCTAGGGCTGAAAAGAAGAAAAACAACGATATTTCAGAAATTACCCTTGAAGCAGTTGATAAATTCATTGATGAGCATTTCTATGAGTATCAAAAAATCATCTTTCGGGCAGGCGAAGACCCCTTAACCAGTGCCATGCGCATGGTATTAAAGCCACGCCAAGCAGGGGGAACATGGGGACTGGCAGTTGAAGCCTTGCGTGATGCAGTCAAAGGACAAAGCACCGCCTTTATTTCGGCGACTAAACGCCAAGCCGAAGTATTTAAAGCCTATATCACCGCTATCGCGCGGGAATTTTTCGATACGACTTTAACAGGTAGCCCAATAAAACTATCTAATGGCGTAACTATCAACTTTTTAAGTCCAAATAGCAATGCGCAATCTATTTGTGCCAATGTCGTTTATGACGAATATTTCTGGACAGCTAATTTTACCAAGATGGAAGATGTGGCTGGGGCAATGGCGACGCGTGGCGATTTGAAAACCACGTTTATTTCCACCCCGTCATCCATTGGTCATGAGGCGTATGAATACTGGAACGGCGAACGCTTTAACAAGCACAAATCCGATGCTGATAAAGTACATATCGGTATTACCAGCAAGAAAGATTTTAAGGAATTACGCACTGGACGTTTAGACCCTGATGGAATCTGGCGGATGCGCTTTACGATTTGGGACGCATGGGAGATGGGCTTAAGCAAGGAAGAAGTGAAGCTGGAAAAATTGCGTATCAAGTACCCAGACCCACAAATATTCGCCTGTCTGTTTGAATGCCAATTCATTGATGATACTGCGAGCGTGTTTAATCTCAGTGAAATTTTGGCGTGTGCGGTGGATACTAAAACATGGACGGATATTGATTTAGATAGTCATCGTCCGTATGGCAATAATGAAGTAACATCGGGCTATGAACCTGCTGGCGTTGGTGATAATTCCTCATTTATGGTCATGACCAGACCAGCATCGAAAAAGGAAAAATTCCGTTTACTGGAAAATAACAATTGGCGAGGCATACCGACTAATGAGCAATGCCAGCTCGTCAAGAAAAAGACTGAGCGTTACAACATCACCTACATGGAAATTGACAATACAGGGCCCGGTGCTTTTCTGGCTGATTTTGTCCAGCATATTTATCCCGATATGGTGCGTCGAAACTACTCAGTAGATGCTAAAACCCGCTTGGTACAAAAAGGCAAACAGGTCTTTGCTGATCGACGTTTTGAATATGACGAAAACGATAAAACCCTGCCCTTAGCGTTTATGAGCATTCGCCAGAAAGCGACGGATCAAAGCGGACAAATTACTTATTACTCAACACGCACGGTCAAAGCCAAACACGGTGATGCTGCGTGGGGTTGTTTGCAGGCATTTAGCTGTGAAGCGTCATTTTCTGAGTATGAACAACCAGTGAGCGTCAATGTGTACCACTAGAATAATGAAAACACCGATTAATTTGTGGTCGATTGCAGATTCTTTATGGGTTTATCAGCATAGAAAACCTCATAGCAAAGAAACGGTAAATACCGCCCCGATAAAAGCAAAGCCATTGAATATGACTCTTTATCACCAACGAAAAAATGGATAACGACATGCAAGATGATATTTTAATCAATATGAATTTTGGTGATACCGAATCGGCATTAGGTCGGCATGATATTAATTATGACCATTACCAATATAACAACGTTGTGCTGGATGCGCATTACGATTTTTATACTACGCCATTTTCAATGCAGGGCTTAGCCGATTTATTACTGACAAATGGGCATCACGGTCGTTTGCCGTCATTTAAAGCCAATCTCATGCTGAAATATTTTCAGCCGAATAAAATCGTAGGCTATGGCACATTAAAAAACATGGCAATTGATTTTAGTGCGTTAGGAAATTGTTATTGCGAAGTCATTAAAAACGGCTTAGGTCAAGTATTAGGACTTCGACATTTACCCGCTATTAATATGCGACGTATGAAAGATGGTAATTATTGCTACCTACAACGTGACCCATTAAACCCGTGGCAATTTAATGTTGTGCCTTTTAAAAAAGGTAAGGTAATTCATTTATTCGATTATTCCCCACAAATTAATATCTATGGTATTCCCTATTGGATTGGGGCAATGCAAAGTATTTTAATGGGAGAGGAGGCGCGGCTTGCAGTTAGAAAGATATTTAAAAACGGATCATATAAAACCAATATTTTAGGTTTAGGAGGGATACCTAAAGAAGTCGGTGAAAACATTGAAACTAAATTAAAAGAAAACAAAGGTATTGCCAATATCGGCACATTATTAATTAATGCCCCGAATACACAGGATATTAGCAAGCTGATTAATGTGATTCCAGTCGGTGATTTAACTAATGTTGATTTTACTAAATTAATGAATCAATCAGCGAGTGACATATTAGAAGCATGGGGTGTACCGCCTGAATTGGCTGGTATGCTGCCAGAAAATACAACTAGCGGTGCAGGTGGTGATTTATTTAAAAAGATGGTCATGTATTACCATTTTGAAATAATCCCTTTTCAATCGTTGTTTTTAGCATTAAATAATATCTTACCAGCCGATAGCCAATTGGTTTTTGATAATGAAAAAATTAATGATTTTAACGTGTTAATACCCGCTAAATAACTCAGTGAGTAGTATAATGCAGGCTGATTTTAATAATTGTGGGGATTTATTAATGCGAGTACCATGCGTTTATTGCGGTGAACCGCTCACCAGTAACTCAAGACACCAAGAACACGCCACCTCACCCGTAGTCGGTTCTGTATCACATCTTTTTAGCTCGTATGCCCATTGTTCAAATTGCGGCGCAACCACCGTGATTAAATTTGAACTCATGGCAGCACGAGAACCCAAAAAATTAACTCAGGAAGATTTGTTTAATCTTTGTGCATAAAAAAAGCCCCATTATGGGGCTTTTTTATTTCTGTTTATAGCTAAAACGGTATGTCATCATCATAAGGCGGTGCTGAATTATCGCTTTGGTGTGCTGGCGGTGCAGTGGATTGTTGAGCTGTTTGAGGTGCTGATGATTCCTGTTTTTTACCAACCAAATCGACAGCATGAGCATTCATGTTCAATGAGGCTTTCATAAGACCGTCATTGCCTTGATAAACATTAATAGAACATTCGCCACTGACAAAAACCGCTGTGCCTTTTTTTAAAAAATCTTTAAGGCTTGATTCGGCGACTTTTCCCCACATAGATACTCGTACCCAGTCTGTTTTTTTCTTATCGCCATATCCACTGGACATGGCTACGCTGAACTGTAAAACAGCACTGCCGTTTGGTGTATATCTAACCTCGGCATCACCACCTAAATTTCCTGCAAACGCTAATGTGTTGCTCATTTTGTAATCCTATTGATTGATTGGTTCATACTTAAAGCAGTCTCGGTCTTCATGACAACAGGCGCGATAAAGCAGTGTTGTTCTCAGTTGTTCGCGCCTGACTTTTTCACACATTGCTTCTGTTGCGCCTTTGGCTTTGTAGTCTTCCAACAATTGGCATTTACCTATGCCATCACCAAAGCCAATTGGGTCAACGATAAAATATTTGCAAAGTGTCAAATGATTAACGCTCCTGTATACGTCATTTCATAGTTTATTAATGCGAATTGGTTGATTCCTAATTCATTACAGAGTTTTTTAAGCGCCTGTGCTGGTCTTTCTTTTATGACTGGATAAACGGGGACTCCGACGAATTTTTGACACTCAACTAGCATTTTGTTTTTTTCGTAAACCACTTTAATTTTAAACACGATGTAATCAGCCATGTTAATCACCGTTGGTGCTGTATTTTTAAAAATAAGGGTTCTTTTTCATGGCAGTTGTCGCATTCTTTCAAACCTAGACTAGGATAATTACGCCAGAATGGATGCTTACATTTAAATTCTGCACAATGATTGCCAAATTGAGGGATTCGGTTATAAACAAAACGCGTGTTATCGAGCAGTTCTGCATGTTTGCACAGTTGTCTATCAGTGCAGGAATCGTTAGTACAGTACATTTTAGTCATTTGATTGCTCCACTGATTGGTTAATGTCTTCCTGACTGGTACAGTCGGGATATTCTTCAACACAGGAAATGATTAAGCCTTCATTCGCCCAGAACGTTGCGGCTTCATTTCCTTCTGTGTCTCGCACTATATAAAATGATTGTTCCATTATTTTTGTCCCTTAAAAATAACAATCATCGAATCATGTTTACCTTTATTTTTTGTTGTATATTCTCCTTTTGAATTAATTCCTTCAAAAGCAATTCTCCCTCTCAAAAAACGTATTTCAGCATTAGGCAAAATTAAATCATGGAACTGCATCGTTCCTGTTGCAGATGGAATAAGCAATACACAAGTTTTTCCTTTTTTAAATTCTTCAAATGCCTTTTTAATGAATTTGGGTTTATCAACTCTATTGTATGGTGGATTAATAAAATTTGATTGTCCCCATTCAATTTCAAGTCCATTAAAATCTGCATGTAATGGGCATGGATCAAAATCGAAATTAAACTCTTTATTTAATAGATCATATAAAAACTTAGGTGTTGCCCAATGATCGCTAGTTTCTATTCCATCTCTCCCTAATTTAGGTTTTACTTCTATTATTTTTGTCATTATTTTTCCCGTTTAAAAATATAGCATTTCATGGTTTTACCCTTGCCATCATCGGTGCGTTCAATCGCTGACCAGACGTTTTTGTAATCCAGCATGGGGTGTTGTTTGCTGGTTGGGAGCAAGCGGCGTAATTCTTCAACATCCAGTACCGATGGAATTCCGTATTTTTCCAGACATTTTTTGGTAAATGTCGGTAAGTGGACTGCTACCTGACCTAAGTTGTTGCTGTGATTAATGCGCCCTTCCATTGACATCCCACTGACGACTTCAGTATCCAAATCATCAAACAGTTCCCAGAAACGCACGATTAATGGATGATCGCCATTGATGATGTTTTGCCGTTCTATTGCCATCAGGATGATTTGATTTTCAATATCGACTATATCGAATTCGGTGAGCGGCAACAGCATGGGTAAGCAGTACGCCATTGCCAGTATTTTCCCATGCGTGTCTTTAATGCGTTGGTGACCTATTTCACT